GAGTGCCACCAAACTGAGTAAACGACGGAGAAAGCTTTTTGATACCTTTGACGACGCAAGACTTGAGGTAACCAACTGAGCCAGCAGCGCGACGACGCAAGCTTGCTGCTGCCTCCCGCATTCTCTCACCGTAGAGACCCTCCTTACCGGCTTTCTTGTTCTTGGCTTGAGCGATCAAGTGGACCACTCGCAATTCACGCGAGCGACCAACCAATTTGCCGGTCTTCTTGTCTCGACGACGCTCTCCAACTGGACGGTTGAAGTAATCCAGAATCTTGTTTCTCGCTGCTTGCGGTGACTTTGGTGGAAGCAAGCAATACAACCTTAGCAACAGATAGAACGTGCGAGCGTTAATGGCATCAGCCAGAGACCGCTTAGTTCTCGGGAGGTACTCTCTCCAAGCAGCGGAAAAGCGGGTTGTATCGACGACGACGGTTGGGGTCATTTGGTTTTGGCTCCCAAGTCCAGAACGTAATACGCACCGGAGCCATCGCGTCGAGCGGACATAATCCGCAGTTGTCGTCCGTCGTAAGTCACCAATCGACCAACTACCGGAATCATCTTCCCAAAAGTCGTCAGCAAGCGGTCTGTGTTCTCTTGAAGGATCAAGCTTCCAGACTCTTGCAAGAGCCGGTCAGCGTTAGAGCCGACATCACAAGACCAGACAGAAGCGTCAACGGTTACAAGCGTGGAGTCAGCCAATCGCCAGTCAGCCAACTTCACTAACAGCCGGACTTGAACGTTGTCTTGGAATCCACCAGCAATGACCGAGTTAGAGTCAGTGATTGCAGCAGGAAGACAACGCACCAATTGCCCCTGCCAGAGAAACGACGGATTTCCCATCGCGCTCTGTAGCACAGACATCCCCAACTGGAGACTGGTGGCGATTAGATTCACGCTGTGAAGTAAACACCGGAGACAACCAATCGTGAAGTGGCTTGAAGATGGCCAGCCAAACTTGTCGTGTCTCCGTTTTCGTAGTGGCTCAACTCAGCGTACTGAGTGCCACCAACGGAGAGCCCAATCACAGAGGTTTTTGCTTGGTTAGTTGCGTTGTCCAACCAGACCGAGAGGGAAGCGTTGTATGTCACCGCATCAGGAAGTCCCAAGCGGAGGTTTCCAGTCGCGCTTCCAGTCACCGAATTGATGGTTAGATCAACGGTAAACGTGGAGACAAACCCGATGCTCGTATGTCGAGCAGTGTTGACCGTAAACGCGAACGTGCGACCACCACCGGAGTCAACAAGAGTGGGAACCCACGTTGACGGAGCGGTCAGCGGTAGCGCGGCGTAAATCTCATTAAAGTTTGCGTTAGCTTTGATCCAAGACCCACGAAGCGTGTCTCCGTTGTTGTCGTTTGCGGTTGATCCAACGTTGATGACTTGTTGAGACATACTATTCCTTCGGCAATGCGTACCAACCCTCTAACAGCGTTATGCGGCCCGTAGAGCGCACAGAAACACCGTCAGCACCTTTGACCCAAACCTTAGCTTTGACGCTTTCAGCGAGCCTCACCGGCTCACCATGGGGGACGTAGACAACGCGAGTCCCACAGCCGCAGCTACCCGCCAGCGCGATCAATGCGATCCAGCAGCTTCTGCTTAAGCTCTTTGTCTGGTTTTGCATCTTCGGCGGTGGGAGGAGTTTTCGCCAGACCAGTCAACCACTTCAGCAAAGCGGTGATGACCTGCTCGATGATGTTCACTCGGGCTTCTTTTTGTCCGCATCCTTTGCGGCAATAAGACCAAAACCAACGGTCACAGCGGCAATGGTAGCAGCAAGATCAATGTTGGTTGTAGGGTCTCCATCGAACAGTGCTTTAAGCGCACCACCAACGGCAACCATGATTGCTCCAACACCGGCCAGAGTAGTTTTCCAGTTCATTTTTTGACGGCTTTCCAGAGTCCAATTGCGGCAGCGACAAAAGCCAACACAGCGGCCCCAAACTGGAACCACTGTGTTAGCTGCGGAAGTAGAGAGACCGCACCAGCAGTAGCAGCGGTAGCCAGAGAGATTCCAACCCCACTGTTGCTGTTGGTATCGGTTTGCATTACTCGGATTTAGGTTGAGCGGCTTGTTTGATCTTTTCAACAATTGGCAAAGCGACGGCAGCATTGGCGAGACCGCCAGCTTTCACAGCAATGTCCAAAAGCTGAATGATATTGTTGGCTTCTTGTTCGTTGAGCTTGAGCGTAATTTCCATATTAGGCGACCGGAGCTTCAACGACAGCAGCCTCCTCCGCAACCAAAACCGGCACCTTCTGCTCAACGAGCGGCGGCACCCACGGCAGCGGCGGAGCGATGATCGGAGGATTGATCTGGTTCTCGATTTGCGCGGTGACGTTCGCTTCGATAGCCTTCTGATCGACGCCAGAGGCGAAGCACCAATCCAGCACCTGCTGCTCGGTCAGTTGATCGTAAGGCGTGAACGAACCGCTCGGCGCAGCGAACGAGCAGGAGCCGTAGCAGGTGCCGCTGTAGGTCTTCGCGTCGTCTCCGGTGCCGATGGTTTCGGTGCCGTTGCAACGCCAATCGGCGGTGATGACGACATCGGTGAGCGAGCCTTCGGTAGGTTTGCAGAGAAGGCGTTCGATGATCCAGAGGATGGTGGGCATGGGATTAGGCGTTAGCGATGGTGGTGATGGTTCCAGAACTTCCACGGTACTTCAGCGCACCAGATTCAACGTAGAGTTGGCCACCAGTAACATTGCCAGTAGGAGCGGTGCCGTTGGCAATCTGGATGGTCTTGGCAGCGGTGGTTCCGGCAGCGGTAAGACCGACGAGCAAATTGCCAAGGCCATCCAGCGTCATCGCTTGGGTGAAGGTGATGGCGTTGCCAGCGGTGCCGCTAGGGGCATTAAACCAATAGTGTCCTGCGGCTTCTTGTTCGTATCGACTTGCGGCAGCGGTTGTTTTGTACAACCAAGCGCCAGAGTTAAAGAAAGCGTTTTGAACCAAACGCAAACTAGCTGTGTTATTTGCTGAAATTGAACCTCCAGAAAGTTCAATAGCTTTAAACGGACTCTGCCACGCACTCGGCGTAACGCCTATGCCCACTTGGCCCGAGGCGTCCAATATGACTCGATCATTGATTCCATTGCTACCGAGTCCGAGATACTTAGATGCATCAGCGGTAACCCGTCCATTGCCAGACGCATCGACTCCGACGATCAGATCGCCAACAGTGTTGCCGCATAAGATTCCTCCAGCAACACCAGTGCTTGATTTGAATGCACCAGCGTATCCAGAAGTGACAACGCTGTGGACCTTATACGAAGGACTTGTACCCACGCCCAGCCCCGTAGAATTCAAAGTCATGGCGGTGGAGCCGCTCAACGAAAAGTCGAGAGTAGAACCACCGATTGAAAGAGGCTGGAAGGATGTAAATCCAGTATTATCGACACCGGTAATTACAGATCCAGATGCATTTGCTACAAATCGAACACCTTTTGTAATTCCGTTAAACAGAACATTTGTCGTGTCAGTTCCGTTTACAACAAGCGAGTAAATTGGACTCGCCGTTCCAATGCCCACGCCAGTGCTGGTAACAGCCAGCTTATTCGTCCGCACCGTCAGATCGCCGGTGATGGTGGCGCTGGCGAGGGTGGCGGTGGGAGAACAAGCCAGAAGCTGATTCAGTGTAACTTTCTTGGTCGTCCCAGTCGCTGCCATTGACGTATCCGAAACGTCCACAATGACCAACGGATCGTTTGCCGGATCGGTTCCGGTTCCAGTGCTGGCAAGTGCTGTGATCTTTGAGTCTGGCATGGTCTAAAAGTGTTAATCGGTAATCAGTGAGAAAATCAGTTTGGAAGTCCCGTCCTCTTGGAAGACTAGGAAATCATCCTCTTGCAGCATATTCCGTGCGGCAGGAGGATACGGGTCAATCGCTGAATCACCTTCAGCGGCTAGATCCAATGACAGGTCCAGCGTCATTAAGCGCGAGCGAGATATGCGACAACTTTGCCGGAAGCCAATTGAAAACTGGTGATGCGTCCGCGCAAAATGAAACCAGTTGGCAGAGTGATTCCAGTCCAAGTTCCACTGATTCCAAGACCAGCAATGCTAGTCAAGACAGTAGCTTCGACAACTTGGATTGCGACATAACCAGCGGATTGCAGCGCGGTGGTGGTAACGGGAAGGAATCCCTGAAACCCCATCGAATCCTGCGTTGCAATATCGGTTTGAACAGCCATTTTGTTTTTCGGTTAGAGGGGAGGCCACCGGAACTTTCCAGCAACCTCCCCAATTTTAACGGTTAACCTTTACGAACTTTCGGTGCTAAAGCTCCCTGTATCCACAGCACGAGTTTGCCTCCCTCAGGAACAGAAGCAGTGTTGAAGTTGTCGCGTTGGAGAGCCGCATCAACTTCGGGACCAGAAACGAGCTTAGTCTTGCCGTTCTTGTCCACTGCAACAGTAGTAGCGATACGCATATCCTTTAGGATTAAGCGGTCACCAGAATCTCAGCCTGCGTCGCATCACCAACGCCAGCACCGAACATGATGTCATAGCTCGCGTAGTGGCTGCGGGTAGAGCGGCTGTACCAGACCGACAGCAGCGCGGACAGACCGTTAGCGGTCGTCACAACACGCTGCTCGATGAACTCACCAGCGATCATTCCCACCGGCAGACCGGAGGCAATCGCGATAGCGTCAGGACCGCAGACGAAGCCCACAGTGTTGGCAACCGCGCTGGTCCAGCGGTTGTTCTCAGCGATCAAGTCGAAGCCGAACTTGCCGTTAGCCAGAGCGGCATAACGACCATCAGGGAAGGTGTTGGAAGCGGCAGAGAACTGCAAACGAGCCAGATGTCCACCATCCAAGATGAGGCTCTTGCTGCGGTAGTTCTTAGCGAGAGCCAAGATCGCAGGGAGGTCGCTAGTGTCGAAGTTGGCAGCAGTGCCAATGGTAACCGGAGAATCGTAGTTGCCAGCAATCATCAGCGCGGTGACGACATCAGAGATACCGTTAGCGAAGAGGTCAGCGGAACCCTGAGCGAGATCGGCCAACTGGAAACCCTGATTGAGTTCCTGCTGGGTCAGCGAGAAGCTCTTGGTGATCTGGTTCACCGAGACGGTCGTCGCAGCCAGAGTCGAATCATCGTTCGTCTCGAAGTTGCTGGTGTTGGTCTGAGCAACAGAACCAGTCGTGAAACGCTTCACGCGAACGGTAGCGCGGGGGCGGAGATTATCCAGACCCACGTTGCGAGAGAAACCGTCGAGCATCGCCAGCTTGTTAGTGGCAATGGTGATAACCGCATCAGCGAGGTAATCAACGACCAACGTCGAGGTGAAGGTGTTGGTGTTCTGCGGAGCGTGGATGCTGTTCTGTCGAATCAGTTCGCTGTGATTCTCAATCAGGAACTTGCGACGGTCAGCACCGGCTTTAAAAGACTTGTGCTGCTCAAGCAACGGATTGCCCAAGTTCTGAATCACCGGACGCACCGGCTCAGGAGCGGGAGCAGCGGCAGGAGCCTTCAGCGAAGCTTCCAGAGCGGAGAGCTTAGCCATGATGGTGGCGAGATCAACGGAAGCGGCAGGAGCAGCCGCAGCCGTCACAGTAGTGCTATCGGACATATTTGTGTCGGGTTGTTGTGTTGGTTGCGGCAAAGAAGCTTTGCCAGTTTCGCTGATAGCTTTAGTGCTATCCGCAGAAAGTTTGTCGTCTAGGGATTCGTCTTCTTCCCCTTCTTCACGCTCAATCTGAGCGTACAGAGCGCGGAACCAATCGCGTCCGGCAGCCCCTCCCCAGAGGTTGGCAGCTACGTCAGCGGGACTGTTAGGTTCAGCCTCAAGGAACCGTTCGTTGCGTCCCCACCAAGCGTTTGCTTTTTGAACCTTATCTTCGGTGGGAGCTTCACCAGCAACGAGCGATTCAGCCTCAAGAACCGTTGCCTTCTCAAGACCTTCACCAGCAAGACCTTCAGCGTATTGCTCCAGACCTTTGCGGAGGTTGTTTTTAACCGTCTCAGGAGCGGTCTTGGTAACGGCTCGTGGATGCCACTTCGCGGCCATTGCAAGCTGCTTGATGGGTTTGTCCACCAAGCCAAAAGCAATCGCTTCAGGAGTGGTAAACCAAGTCTCAGCTTTCATCGCAGCGCGGATAGACTCGGGAGAGCGTCCGGTCTTCTTAGCATACACTCCAACCAGCACCTCAGCGTGTTGGTCGAGAGCGTCGGCCATCTTCCGCATATCCTCCGAAGTACCGGAAGCCATACCGGAAGGGTCGTGAATCATCATCAA